GTGTTGCTAAATTAGCTTGTGCTTTTGCTGCTTGTTCGTCTAATTGTTTAAGTGCTTCTTTCGTTACATCAGCTTGAAACTGATTCATAAATGCTTGAGTGTTTGCTGTTGTAGGATCAAACTGCTGTTGTGCTTGCTGTAAGGATGGTATTCCCAAAGCAGTTGTCGCTTGTGCGCTATCTAATCCAGCACTTGCTCGTTGAATGAATGGCTCAAAAGATGCTACTCCAGTTCTTTGTCCTGTAGCAGGGTCAATACCCAAAGCTCTTTGTGCCTCGGTAATACCCGCCTGTTCGCCTCTTGTAAGTTCTCTTATACCTCTTTGAAACTGTGGCGCTCTTGTGTCAGCTAAACCAGGTCTTTTATCACCTACGTCTTTTCCTGGCGGTATAATACCTGCATCTTTGTCAGCTTGAGTATAAGTGCCACCAAAGACAGAATCCAATAATCGTCTTCTATAATCTTCTAGAAAAGGTGCTTCTCTACCTATTGATGTGCTTGTCATTCCGTTAGACATTATGCTCTCTCACTTGGTTTTTCAGACTCTGGGTCTAATTTGTTCATCATATTATACATTGCTTTTGGTCCACCTGCTCTGTCTACAGCTTTTGCTGTAAATACAAATTCACCATTACTTAGCATAGCTGGTATCTTGTCATCTTTTGGTCCACCAGGTCCTGTAATCATACCTGTTTTTCTAGGAAAAGTTTCTCCACCCTCTGCCATAGTCATTAAACCAGTTGGTGATCCGTCCATTGCACTGTAGCTTACAGGCTCATTCATCATGCCCATTATACCACCATTAGCTCTGCTTGGTGGTGATCCTTGAAAAGTTGTTTGTGGAATTGTAATTTTTTGTTCTAAGTTGCCTATTCTTCTTTCAGCTGGAGGCGGTGCAAATTGACCACCATACATTCTGTCTACTGCACTTTGATACATTGCAGGATCCATAGGCTGTGCTTTTCTAGCATCTGCCGCTGCACCTACGCCAGCTAATATTGCTGGTAAACCTACAGCTAAAGTTGTTCCGAGAGCCGATGGCCTAGTTTTGCCGCCCTCTGTAGTAAATAAAGAACTGCCTATTTTAGAAAATATATTTTGTTTTGGCTCAGGTCTTCTGAAAAAAATGTTCTCATTTCCAGAGCGGATCTGATTACCGACAGCTTGACTTGTTTGCACGGGCGCTTTTCCAAAACCAAATCTTGATGCACCTAATCCTGCTATGCCAGCAGCCATTAAAGCATCTTGTGGTTTGTTACCTGTAAGTAGTGAAGCTAGTCCAGATCCTATCCCAGCACCAACACCGCCAGGCAGTATTGCGTTACCTATAATAGGCGCTGCTATCTGAAGACCTTTTTCTAATATACCTTTTAATCCTTTTAGCATAATCTCCTTTAATGCAATTTATGTGATTGTTTATGGCAAGAAGGCTACGCTTGAAATAAAAAGCCAATTAATTCTATATTTATAGGCAAATTATTGTTATATGACAATAGATAAATGGAGGAGATCCGAATGCAGAAAGAAATAAAACTCAAATTTGACGCAATTAGACCTTTTGGCCCCACTGTAGTTAAGGGCAAAGTGCCTGATTTTATTTTAAATATCGTAAATAAAAAATGTGATGAGATACTTGGCGACCCTAAATTAGCTAAAGAATGGGATTGGGCGCCTAATTTAGCAGGCAATGTAAAACAAGAAGTTCGTTTACCGCCAGAGTGGATAGACGGTGACGGTCAACAATTAGTTTTTTTAATCGGTGAGATGGTAAAATCTTACTTATCAATACCACCAGCTAATGAAACTTTATCTTCAGAAAAGATAGATAAGATGGTTATTGAATCTATGTGGGCCGTGAGCCAGTGGGCGGGAGACTTTAATCCTGCACACATGCACGATGGTGATTTATCAGGTGTATTTTACACCAAAATGCCAAAAAGCATTGATAAAGAAAGAGCAGCAGAGGATCATTATCCCAGTGTTGGTGACATACTTTTTATGTGTGGTGATCCAAAAACATTCAGTGGACACAAATTACAACACCCACCAGAAGTAGGTGATATATTTTTATTTCCGTCTTGGCTAACGCACATGGTGTACCCTTTTAGAACACCAAATGAAGAAAGAAGATCTGTTTCTTTTAATCTACGTTTAGTTCCAAAGACTGCAACTTTAACAACGGATGAACATAAATAAAATACCCATGGTTAGAATTACTTGGCTTGATGCTAAGGATACGGAAACAGGGTGGTTGCCAATAAAAGATATTGTTGAAGCTCCGTTGGCCGTGTGCCAAGAAGTAGGATACATGGTTGTAAACAATGATGACAAAATTGTAATCATGCGTTCTTGGTGTATAGATAAAGACGACAATCACGGCGGGGGTGCGATTGCAATACCAAGAGGATGGGTTAGAAAAATAGAATATTTAAAGGTAGAATATGCAACACAATAAAAATACAGAATTTGTAATGTATGTTGATAATTTTTTATCTACAGAAACATTAGAATCATTACAGGATAATTTGGTTAATTTAGAATACAAACTTACAAAAAATAATAATGGTCAAATTTATGGATATAGGCACACTTTTCCTAAAAGTTTTCATAATGATGCTTTACTAAAACTGATAAAAGATTATTTTTTTCCTGAAAGAAATTTAGTTCCAATTTCTGTCAGTGCACATTTAAGACAAAACGATAAAGAACCTTTATTCCATATTGATACGGAAAAAGGTAATGTTGCCAATTTTCTGTTTTTTGTAAAAGGAGAACCTTTACTTAACAATGGCACAGGTTTTATGAAAGGTGAGCAGTTGTCATCACATATAGGTTTTGTTGAAAATAGAGCATTATTTTTTAATGGCAGTAAAATATTACATTCAGATTTACAATCTTTTGGTGATAGCTCATCGAGATACACATTAAATATATTTTACAGGGATGAATAAAAACACCGAATTTGTAATGTATGTCGATAACTTTTTAGATGAAAATATATTAAAAGGATTACAAAACAATTTTTTAAATCTTGATTACACAGCCATGGTGACAAAAGCTGGCGCACATTATGGTTTCAGATATAATTTTCCAAAAAGTTTTTATAATGATCCGATTGTTACTGTTATAAAAAACACTTTTTTTCCAAACAGAAATTTAAATCCAATACAAATAAGTGCTAACATTAGATTTAATACAACTAATCCGCTTTTTCATGTGGATACTCATGCATCTAATGAAACGGGAGAAAGAAATAATCATGCAAATTTTTTACTTTATGTTATTGGTGAGACGTCGTTAAATAATGGCACTGGTTTTATGACTGACAAATCTTTATCTTCTAGTGTTGGATTTGTTGAAAATCGAGCTGTGTTTTTCAATGGTAATAAAATATTTCATAGCGACCTGCAATCTTTTGGAAATAGTTCATCAAGATACACACTAAATATTTTTTACGAAGAAAAATGAAAAAAATATTCATAGGCACACCTTGCTATGGGGGCATGATTACCGCTGATTATTTTAAAAGCTGCATGCAGCTCGTGGCCTTAGCTGCATCTAAAAAAATAGAATTACAGTTTGGAACCATTGGCAATGAATCATTAATAACCAGAGCTAGAAATACTCTAGTACAATTATTCATGGATGGTGATTATACACACTTATTGTTTATAGACTCTGATATAGCTTTTAATCCAGAAGCAGTTTTTAGAATGCTTGATTATGACAAAGATGTGGTGACGGGCATCTATCCTAGAAAAACTATTGACTGGATCAAGGTCAAAAAAAGATTAAAAGAAAAACCTAATATATCTGAAGATGAGTTACTTGCAGCTTCATTACAATACAATTTAAACGTAAAAGATCCTAATAATATATTATTAGAAAAAGGTTTTATTGAGGTTATGGATGGTCCAACTGGTTTTATGTTAATCAAAAGAGATGTTTTCGTAAGAATGGCAGATGTTTATCCAGAGCTTAAATTTGTGCCAGATCAGCATATCAATCAATCTCATGACAAAGAATTTGACTATCATCAAACATCTGATTGGAATTACACTTTTTTTGATACTATGATAGAACCACATACTAAAAGATATTTGTCAGAGGACTACGCTTTTTGCCGTTTATGGCAAAATATAGGAGGTAAAATATACGCAGATATAATGAGCGGCATGACTCATTACGGAAATTATGCATTTAGAGGTAATGTTGGAACTCAATTCTTGCCACAAAACAAGAAGTAATTTATTATTCCCGCATGCAATTAGTTGACTTAAAGTTTCGTCCAGGCATCGATAAGCAAGATACTGCATATTCTGCAGGAGATGAGCGTAAATACGTAGACTCTGATTTTGTAAGATTTCACTATGGTAAACCTGAAAGATGGGGTGGTTGGACAAATTTACCAAATCCTAATGTTACAGTAGTAGGGGCTGTTAGAGATACGCACTCATGGATAGGATTAGACGGCACAAGATATTTAGCCTTAGGCACGGATAGAAAGTTATATATTTTTTCTGAAGGAAAAGTTTATGATATTACACCTATAAGAGCCACAGACAGTCTTACAAATCCTTTTGCCACATCAAGTGGATCATCTACCGTAACAGTTACTGATGCTTCTCATGGAGCAGAAGTAGGTGCTTTTGTTACTTTTGACAACGGATCATCTACAAATGTCGTCGATGGCATAGATTTTAATAATGAATTTGAAGTTTTAACAGTAATTGGTTCAAATAGTTACACGGTAGATGCGGGTACAAATGCATCTGGTACTACGGCAGCAGGCGGCGGTTCCGTAAACGCAAGCTATCAAATAAATCCTGGTCCTACTTCATCAACTTATGGCTATGGATGGGGCACTGAGACATGGGGCGCTAGCACTTGGGATGAACCAAGATCTTCGTCTAATGTTGTAGTGGCAGGTAGAAACTGGTCTTTAGATAATTTTGGTGAAGACTTAATAGCCACCGCATTAGATGGTGGCACGTTTATTTGGGACACATCTGGAGGGTTAGCTGCGAGAGCAACGACTTTATCCAATGCACCGACAGCATCAAGATTTAGCCTTGTTTCTACAGATACAAGACATTTATTAATATTTGGAACAGAGACCGTTATTGGAAATACAGCTACACAAGACGATTTATTATTTAGATTTTCTGATAGAGAAGATGCAACAGATTACACACCTGTCGCTACAAACGAGGCAGGATCTTTAAGAATAACAGATGGTTCGAGAATTGTTGGCGCTGTAAAATCAACGGGACAAATACTAGTTTGGACTGACACATCATTACATGGAATACAATTTGTTGGCACACCATTTACATTTGGTCTTAGACAACTTGGTGCTAACGCGGGCTTGATAGCTCAACACGCAGCTATAGAGGTTAACGGAGTAGCTTACTGGATGTCAGATAATGCTTTTTATCTCTTTGATGGTGTTGTCAAAAAAATGCCTTGCTCAGTACAAGATTATGTATTTGATGATTTAAGTTACACTAATAAAAATGACATAGCGGTTGGTTTAAACACGGCTTTCAATGAGATAATTTGGTATTATCCTTCAGCTAACGCTACACAAATAGACAGAGCCGTTGCTTATAATTATTTAGAGGGCACTTGGTACACAATAAACCTTGCAAGAACTACATGGCTTGGTGCTTATGTGTATGAAAAACCTATAGCCACAGAATATAGTTCATCTGCAACTGCAAACGCTACAAGCATACTAGGTTTAACTGCTGGTGCGTCATCTATATTTGAGCATGAGTCTGGTAATAATCAAGCAGATGGCACTGCTATTACAGCTTTTTTAGAGACGGGATCTGTAGAAATAGCAGACGGTGATCAACTAATGTCTGTAAGTAAATTAGTGCCAGATTTTGACAATCTTGCTAATACTATGACAGCACAATTGACTTTGGAGCAGTATCCACAATCTGCAGCCAACGTTCAAACAAGCGGCACCATAACGAGCACAACAGAAAAAATTAGTGTAAGAGGCAGAGGCAGAGCAGTAAAAATAAGATATACAACTAATACAGTAGATGATACACCTTGGAGACTTGGATCACAAAAATTAGAAATGAGAGCTGACGGTAGAAGATAATGGCTAAAATTAACATAACTAGATTACCAAATGCTACACAAGAATATGACCCTGGTCAGTTTGATCAAATGATTAGATTACTTGAACAAATAGTTTTTTTATTAAATACAAACTTTCAACAAGACTTAAAAGAAGAAACAGAATCGGAGACTTTTTTCCTTGGCTAATACATTTAAAAGCGCAATGGTTGATATTACATCAACAGATCTTACAACCATATTGACAGTGCCTACAGCTG